ATCTTTAACAAAGTAATACTCTTCACTACCACGTTGAGCATATACATTAAGTTCTTTATAAGACTTATAGGCGTTCTGTTTCCTAATGGCTTCCTCATGTGTGAAGTGACCAGAACTAACCATTATTTCAGATATGCCATTTTCACTCTTAGTCTGTTCAAAATGGTTAGCTACCGTAGCTAACGTTTTTTCCTGATTCTCTTTATTGGTAGCTATCTCAGCTTTAGTAAGAGCCTCATTCTTAGCCTTAACAGAAGAGAGATATTCTTTAAATATTGTTCTAAACTCATCAGCATCGTCACCCTTAGCAACTAAGAGATTATTAAAGGAAAAGCCTTTACTAAACTCATGGTCAAGCATCTCAGTGACAACAGTGGTATCATCTATCACTTGTTCATTCATGGTAAGCATTTTGAAGACAAGTAACCTACTCTCCTTTTCTTCCATGTTAGGCTTAACCTTACGTTGATCCTTATCCATAGCATCAAACCATGAAGGAGTCAGCGTATCTTCAACCTTAACACCCGTCTGTTCAGCAAAGTTAAGAGCTTCAGTAATAATATTAGCACTACGCTTGATTACCTGTAATGTCTGATAGTCATCCTCTACCTTGAAGATGTCTAGCTTCATCTTCTGTCTGAGAGCTTCTACTTTAATCTGATGATTTGTAAGGATAGTAGGATTCTGGATACCAACACTGGACCTATTAAGTAGTTCATCAAATGTAGCATCCATTGTATCTATCTTATCGCCTGTAGGAATCTCAAAAGACCTAACAAGTGCTTCAGAATCTGGACCTTCAGTGAAAGTTTCTATCTCATCATATAGATCACTAGCAAGATTAGCTTCTACTACATCTAGATAAGCATCCTGTGCAATACCTAGAATATCTTTAGGCATAACTTCATCCCTTAGAGCAGCATTTGTAGCTGTACGTTTATCTAAGGTTATCTGTCTTTGTTTACTACGTTCAGATAGTGTACCTAGTACATTACCGAAAGCCTCTAATCCTTTAGTAAACTGAGCGTCAGCAGTAGAAGTATCTCCCCCACGTTGAGTAGACATACTCTGTGTAGGGGCTGTTAGTTGAGTAGCTACGGGATCTAATCTAAATAGTTTATCAGCTCTCGGCATTGTTTCCTCTTACTGATCTAGTACCTTCTTTATAATTATCATATATGTTAAGACCTGAACTGAGTATCTGTAGACCAGTACCAACAGCATCTCCACCAGTACTAAGACCTGAGAAAGCCTGATTATTCTGACTAACAGTTTGATCGAAGATATTACCCCGTCTAATTCTGAAATCTTCAGTCTTAACTTTAAAATTAAGGTCTTTACGAGCCATAGCTAAAAAACCATAACGAGCTATATTAAGCTGTACGTCAGCTACTGAACGTCCTTGTCTGCCAAAACTACCACCAAAGCTTGCTTGTATAGCGGCTGAAGTAGCACGTTCTCTTCTAATATTTTTACTCAGTTCAAACTTATCAAAACCAAAACTAATTAATTCTAACTGTTCTTGACGATTAAGATTAAGCTGTGCATTAAATGAGAGTTGATTATTAAGAGCCACCTGCTTATAAGCGTCAGCTCTTTGTGTTGCTGCTAGGGCATCTGCTCTATTCTTATTATATATAGATGTACCTGCAGAAACAGCAAATTGAGCTAATGCGAGATATTGGTAGCCCATTAACTAGCTATCCTTGCAAACTCATAAAACTTCACATTATTAATCATTCTTTCTCCTAGTATCTTAAAGCCACACCACCTGATCCATCTAAGATGTACTTCATTTCGACTATCAATTACATTAAATAAGTGTGGGTAGACTCTATTCATTTCTTCTACTTCACTCCTGCTTTTTTTTAAGAATGGTCTAGCAATTTTTAGTAGGCCTTTACTCCCTAACATCCAAACTGAAGCACTGGTCTTATTCACTGGCACAGTCCCATACATACCTACAACTCCACCATAACGATCTATGATTGATCTACAATGACTGCCAGTTAAATAACCTATTAGCAGAGCTTGTTCAGGAGTATGACCAGAGACATCTCTTACTTCTCTTACATCTTCATACCTCATTACAGGAGCAAGCTCACAAATATCGTGGAGTATGCTCTTGCGGTGATACGGTTTCACTTTTTAAACTCCTGGTCTTCTTGCTGTCCTTACTACATGGTTTCCTTCCCAATCAGCTCCAGTAAACGCACAGGGGAGATACGAGTCAGATATAAGTTCTACCTTTAAATCTTTAGCATCAGCCATAATCATCTTCTTGAACTCACCTGTCTCAAAAGGTATTGTACCTATCTTATTTAGAGGTGATCCCAGTATTCTACCAGTAAACGTATAGCTAAATGCTGATCTCCCTGGAGCTGTTACCCTCATAACAAAGTAACCACTATTAAAGTAATCTACATTAAACTTACGAATCTTTATAATACCACCAGCTAAACTGGAAGTTCTGCCAGCTACTGTAGTCTTAATAGTAGGCTCAGTAAACTCATATTTAAACTGATATTCTTTTCCTATAAAACAGGTTCCTGATGAGTGGTTTCCAGTGGCAGTAAGAGTTGTAGGAGTGGTTTGAGATACTCCTTGTACTTGTCCACCTTCTTTACCGCTAAAACTAGGACCAAAGACTACTCTAAAAGTAGAACCAAAATCATCAGGATATGGCAAAGTCCAACTAGTTGTATCCGCACCACTATTATATACTCCTGTAAGTTCTGTTAATCTATCTAGGTGTACCTTAAAAGGAAGCTGAGAAGTACTCTCAGTTAGTCCTACAAGATTAGCATCCTGTAAGGACATCTTATCTAAGTAAGTTCCATCAGGTCTTACAATAATAAAGTATGCTATAGAATCAAAGACGTGCATACCTATGACTTTTTCTTCAGCTTTAAACCGCCACTTAGACCATGAGCTTAACTTCTTTTCGCCTCTTTGGAATAAGAATTTATATGGATATATTTCATTTAGGTTTTCATCTGACAGTATAAATAGAAAGTCAGAATGTTTAACAATCTCATAACCCTTACCTTTGATATAACTTGGTATATGGCTAGTAATCTCTTCTGCTGTCTCTTCCTGTAAATCTTCTACTATACCAAACTCTCTTAATATAGTAAAGCCGTCATTCTCATTAGCAAAGTATATCTTTCTACCGTTTACTACAGGTCTAATAAGAGGATCACTTTCATATTCTGTGAGTAGAGACAGTTTAGCATTAGATGGTGTGAGTCCACCAGCAGCAAACTCAGTCAACTTAAACTGTCCAAAGTCAGAGAATAGGAATAAGTTCTCATCAAAAGCTATAGCATTCTTTAGGATACTTACTTGGTTACTAGGAGAAGCCAGATCAATAAGGTCAGTATCTAGTAGGTCTGTAGCTGTAGTAGTATAAAAATTGAAGAACTCTCCTAGTTCAGATAGTATAATATTTTCACCAGACAGGAAACCAAACCTATTCTTATGAAAGAACATATCATTAAGAGTCTGGCCTATAAAACTAGGGTCAGGAGCAGTTTCTTCATCTCCAGCTACTCTGTCAGTCCACGTTATTTCACTTAGACTAAATACAGATTCTCCGAAATCAGAAGAGAAAGAAGCTTCCCAAGGATCTTCAGAAGTCTTTATAAGCTGTAAAGGAAGTGTAGTACTATCTAAAGAATTATCTAAGCCTGGTTCTACAGTCTCTGTCCATTCACCTATATCTTCATCTGACTGGTTAGTATGTTTTAACCAATAGTCATCTGAAGAGTCACCAGGATCTCCAGTAACTTTAATTATAAAGCCGTCTTTAGTACGCTTAGGAAGATCAGTAAAGTCTGATACACTATCTTTAATAGCCATGAGATTAGCTTCAGGAGCCTGAACGTGTAGTGTAAAATCAGCTCCGTCTACTCTAGTCAGGTGTACGTTACTCTGCTCAAACTTAGTAACAGTAAAAGCTCCAGTACCTGCAGATCCTACTAGATTATCTATAATAGTATATATGGAATCTAGTTGTGTATTTGCATCATTTGAACTAGTACCCGTAGCTGTATTAACACCATCTATAGTAACTATAGGGCTAACAGCATTAGAAGCTTGCTTGAGAAATATGATTCCTTCTTTAACTCCAGCAGTTGTTGTAGATCCACTCTTAGTTACTGTAGTCCCTTTATTTAATATAAAGGTATAGTCAGCTACTGTAAATGTTTTTAAGCTATCTCTAGCATCACTGGTAGTTATATAAGATAGAGGACTTCCAGTATCCCCTGAGACGCTCTGAGAGGCTCCTGTGAGGTCTGTAACCTCAATCTGTGTACCAGTATAGTCTGAAGAAAAGTCCGAAGAGAATTGATTTGAGGAGGTTACAACAGCATATCTTTCTGTACTACTTCTATTGATCCAATGAACATTGGCATCTGTATCAGTTTTATTGGTTATCTTTGCTATATGTTCTAATGGAGGTCTTTTCTTTAATCCTTCAGCTACTGTAGCTAACCCATTAATCTGTTCTTCACATTGAGATGCTAAACGTATACTAGGAGGTTGCTGTGATACACCATTAATTAGGTTAGATATTTGTTCTGATATTAATGCCATTGATTACCATAATTTCCTATATACTTTAGTAGTGTTCTGCATATCCAAAGTACCCCACCCTATATTATATCCTGATCGTTCACCCTCATCATCCATCAGGTCAGCATAAGCTTCTACTTCTTCTTGTCTATTAACAGACTCTGCAGCAACCTGTCCCACCACTTCTGACTGAAAAATTCTCGAAGCCTTAGCCGTAATATACTGCCTTGCAGTTTGAGGTAAATCTTCAAAATCAAGAAGCTTAATGACCACCGCATCCGTAATAGAGCTAGACCAAGTAAACGTGTTGTTATCCAAGTCATAAACAAACATACTCCCTGATCTACCCCTCATTGTGAGTAGCTTTGTAGGTGAATATACTGACATAACATTATTACCTACTGGCAGTCTATTATCACTATCTAAAGTTAAAGTCACATCCCACTCAGTATTAAAATGCCAACCCTTTTGCTGTACCTCTCTATTAACATCTGAGAGGATATTCTTGGCTGTTGTAACATCTACTGTAGTTACATTTTCAAGTGTAGATACTGCAGATTCACCAATCGCTCTAAGCATTGCATTGACTGCTTCAAGCTCTGAGGAGAGTACTAAACTAAAGTGTGACATTTAAGTTACCAGAGAGTGGGCTGTTAGTTGAGCCATACGACAAGTAAGGTTATCAGTAGAATCTACATTACCAATAAAGATATTAAGATAATCATTGGTAGCCATACTAGCAAACCCTGAGACTGACATAGGAACAGAATTAACTGTAGTAGCTGGAGAGAATCCACCTATCTTAGCACCAGTTACTATAGTTCCACCTTTAGTTACTGCCATAACTACTTCTTTATCCACAATGGCAGTATCAATTTCAATCATAGCTGATGCAGTAAAGAAAACATTGGCAGTTGGAGTACCTGTATATCTTAGCTGACCATCAGTATTCATATCAAATTCGTTAGCTGTAGGAGCTGTAGACAGTGTAAAAGTACCTGCAGTTTCTACCGCTACCATGTTAGTTAAACTGCTGGGTGTAACATTAGCTTGTCCACTAATCGTAGTACTAGACGCAGTACTTAGATAAATGCTACCTTGTTTAACCTGACAGGTTTCTATGAAATCCCTTAAGTCCTGTGGGGTTATACTTCCTGCAGCTTGACTGTCTTGAAATAAGTTAGTGACTAAATCACTGACAGTTCTGCTTGTATCAACCACTTGTTTTCTCCATTATTATAAGAATTAAAGTGGGAGCCTAAGTTACCCTAAGCTCCCACCTCTAATCAACTTTCTGTTACAGTCGTACCAGAACCTGAGCCCTGTACCGACATACTGAACCCACAAGTAGCAGCTACAGCAGTAGACATAGCTTTACCAGCTAGTCTTACCATAGCCTTAGCAGGAACAACAAAAGGAACATTCCCTGGAAATGAGAAGGAACCTGTATTGTTAGCATTACCACCAGTAGCACTAACAATATCACTATCATTTTCTACTACTGTTACCTTAGCAACAGTTCGCCAAGTCTCTGAGTTAGCTACACCAGAAGACTCAGCATGAGCCACCTGAAGAGCAATCTCAGCCGTACCTTGACCAGCAGCCACAGCATCTACATCATACCAGAAACCGTGAACATAGCCAGTGTGACCAGCAGGAATTTTCCAAGTACAGTTACCTGACTCTTTTTGACCTGCATCAATGACAGCGTGTACTCCACTACCAGTTACATCAGCGATAGTGATAGCACCAGCAGCAGCCAAACCAGTACCAGAGGTTGTAACTTCAGCCTTCTGGATAAAGGAGATGTTCTGCTCAGTCATTTCAACTTCAGTTGTACCATTCATCGTGATGACTTCAGTTGCCTGATTGAAACTATCATCAAGATATGTTACAGTGACAGACGTAGCTCCAGTAGAACCATCGTCATCTGCTGCACTAGCAGAGACTACATCAATGTCTGCACCAGCAATAACAGGAAGTACCTGGTCTGCATCAGTATTAGAAATCGTCTCGAAAGACGTACCAATAGTAGCATTATCAGCATAGGGCTGAACAAGAGTTACGTTAGTAACCGTGTTAGCAGCCGTAGCTAA